GTGCATATGGCAAAAGATGAGGGTATGGATATTGAAGATGCAATTGACGAAGTACTGAAAAAGTACCCTCAGTTCAAAGACGGATATGAAGATTCTGACGAAGAAAATGGTCAGGATAAAAAAGGCTGGGGGCAGCGCCACGGGAAAGCCCAGCCGAAATCAACAACCGTGGAAGATGAAATCAGGAAACAGTTATTTGGAAAATAAGAAAGGGTAAGGTGAAACTATGGCAGCTTTTACTTTAGCACAGGCAAAAAATTTAAGTCAGGATAAACTGACAAACTTTGTAATTGATGAGTTTAGAAAGTCTCCGCTTCTGGACGCAATGGTATTTGATGATACCGTAAAGCCGCAGGGTGGCACTACTATGACGTATGTCTATAACCGGGTTAAGACGATGGCAACAGCAGCCGGAAGAGCGCTGAACGCAGAATATACTCCTCAGCAGGCAGATACTGAGCAGGTTACTGTTAATCTTAAGGTATTTGGTGGTTCTTTTAGTATTGACCGTGTAATTGCCAATTATGAAAAACAGGTTCTCGATCTGGTACAGTTTCAGCTTCAGCAGAAGACAACGGCAGTACGGTCACTGTTCCAGGACTGGATGATCAATGGAGACAGCTCCAAAGACAGCGGTATTGCCTTTGATGGATTATCAAAGATCCTTAAAGGAACCAGTACAGAAGTAACCCTTGACAGTGCAGCGCTCCTTGATCTTTCAACAGCAGCAAACGTAAAAGCAAACTGGCAGTCCTTCCTCTACGAGCTCCGGCAGGTAGAGAAGCTGCTTGATGGAGAGCCGGGGGTGATCCTGGTAAATAATGATCTGTTCGCAGTCTTCCAGTCCGTGGCGGATTTGTCCACGCAGTTTCAGCAGACGAAAAACGATCTTGGAACACAGATTGTAAAATACGGTAATGCAATCATTATGAAGATGGGAGATAAGCCGGGAACATCAACACCAATTATTTCGACGGATGCGGAAAAGGGAACGACAGACATGTATCTGTTCAGGATCGGACTGGACGCTGTTCACGGAGTAACGCCAGAGGGAACAAAAGAACCGAAGATTTACCTGCCGGATATGACCAGGCCCGGAGCAGTGAAAACCGGAGAAGTTGAGATGGTGGCGGCCATGGCGGTTAAGGCAACGAAATCCGCGGCTGTTCTTCATGGTATCCAGGTTGCGCCGGCGCAAGGAGCATAAAGAACGGAGGCGGTAAAGTGCCATACGTAGATGATAACTATTACTTAAATACATTCCACGGGGAGCCGGTAGATCCCGCCGACTTCCCGTCACTCTCTATGAGGGCGGAGGAACTGGTGGAAGAAATGACCATGTACCGTCTGAATGCATCAACGTTTCAGGCAATGTCAGAAGATATGCAGCAGCGTGTAAAGAATGCGGTATGTGCTCAAATCGAATACCTTGACGCAAACGGCGGTAGTGACATGGACAATGGAGCAGAGCTTCAGAGCGCAGGTCTGGGAAAGTTTAACTATTCCATGGCTGCCAGTTCAAATGGGAGTACAACCCAGTCAGTATATGCTCCGCGAGCTTTGCGCGTCCTGATGCCTACTGGCTTGTTGTACAGAGGAGGTGGCGGCTAGTGAAACCGATACCGAAAAGCCTATTAATCCATAAGGTTCAGATACAGACTGTTACCGGTAAGGATGAATGGGGATCTGAAACGTTTTCTGATCCGGTTCCTGTAAGGTATGTAAGGCTGGAGCCGTCAACAAAATATGTGAAAGATAAACAGAATGAAGAGATCCAGCTTGCGGCAGTCCTGTTCTATGACTGCCACAACAGCCGGCCGCGGGGAATGGCATTCCATGACGGCCAGATGATCGTCTTTCATGGCGAAATGTACCGGATTCAACTGGTAGAACCATTGTATGATGGGAGAAAGCTGCATCATTTTGAAGTGGGGCTGATTCGCAATGCCTAAAATACAGACAAGGGTTACGATTAATAAATCATCGATCCGGATGCGGATCAAAGCAGCGGAGCAAGGCGCGCTTAATACGGTATCCATGCAGGCGCTTAAAGATGCGAACCTATATTGTCCGGAAGATCAAGAGAATCTGGTAAACAGCAGTCTTACGAATAGTGAGCCAGAAAGGGGAGTTCTGCGCTGGGCTACGGTATATGCGCGTATGCAGTACTATGGTGTTGTGATGGAGGGGCGTCCCCCCAAAGTGGCTACGGACCGGCCACTGAAATATACGAAGCCGGGTGCACAAAAAATGTGGGCGCATTATGCCAGGGCAAAGCATGGAAATGAATGGAAAAAGATATATCAGGCAGAACTAAGGAGGCTGATGAGGAATGATTGAACCACAGGTTGAATTACTGGATCTGATTTCAACAACCGTGAAGGAAAATTTCGGAATCCATGTAAGCCTTGACGGGACGCCAAAGCGCGGCGGCGTCAGTGCAGAGCTGGGGGCTGGGTATAGTGACGCGCTCTATTATGACAAGAGTGCCACACGTATCATACCGGTCTTATTTTTGAGTAAGGATGCTAATCAGCAGCTTGCATTAAGCCGGTTATGCCAGATATGCAACTATTTCCAACGGCTGAAGGTATACCCAGTCGCCGAAAGTTTTTCCTGGCTTGATGCTGTTACGACCACAGAGCCGAACAAAGTAGGATTACAGGAAGACCGGCAGTATATTTATTCAGCTATTATTAACATGTCAATCTATTTTTGAGAGGTGAGAAGATGAAGAAAATGAATCTGCAATTCTTTGCGGAGCCGGCCCTTCCGAAAAATACGGAGACACCGGAAATTAACTATGAGACAGAGGCGTTCTTGAACACGGCTCCGGACGGTGATACACCTATGTGGGCCAGTATGGCGAAGCTGATGAAAAACATGTCACAGGCGCTTAATGAGGTACTGTATCAGGCAAGTTATTACGCTGATAAGGGCTGGGGCAGTTCTGAGGTAACGGGCGCACAGCTTACCCTTACAATCACGGGTGATGTTAAGCCGGAAGATCCGGCGGCGGTTTATCTGCTTTCTGATAAGGTGCTTTATGGGCTTGCAAATGCCAGAAAGACACACCTGAAGCTTGAAAAGGGTGAGAAGGTTATTATCTGGCCCGTGACGCTGGCAAACATTACCCCAGCTTATGGAGACAGTAACCAGCCGAACGCATTGACAGTGACGATCCATGGGAACGGCAGGCCAACGATTGGAACAAAGACAGCATAAAGAGAGACTTATTCGGTCTCTCTTTTTAATTGGAGGAAAAAAACTATGGCATATCAGGCAAAAAGAAAACAGCTCTATACGGAAGATTTTGAACTTACAGAGGAGAACGGAACTGTCGTACACAGACTGCATGTAGAACTCGATCCGGATAGCATGGCGGTCAGGCTATCAGAAAAGCATATGGATCTTGTACGTGCGCTGGACGATGTAAAACGCTGCAACGGAAATACAACTACAGAGGACGGACTGGAAGTCGTAGGAAGGGCGGTTACGGATATCCTTGAAGCGGTATTTGGCAGAGATAACGCGAAAATAATCGCTGAGTTCTATAATGGCCGTTACTTTGAAATGTGTCGGGAGGTAATGCCTTTTGTGACAGGTGTAGTAATACCAGAGATCCGCAAGATTGCTCAGGAGAACAAGAAAACTATAGCTGCCGGGTACAACAGGAAACAGCGGAGCATGTTCGGAAGGAAGTGATCTGGTGGGTTTCCTTACGGATTATGAAGATAGTTACCTCATATTTCAGGGGAGGCGATATAAGCTTGATCTGGCTTATGATACGGTTCTCAATGTGCAGCGCATGTTCCAGGAGAAAAAACTTGATGATTCTGACATGCTTATCGAGGCATTAAAGATATTCCATGTTCCGAAGCGATATATACGTTTGTTGACATGGCAGGAACGGTCAGATCTGCTTCAGGCAATCTATGAGGAGAAGATACAAACCAGGTCACGGCCGCGGGTTGGAAAACAGCAAAAACTTTTCGATTTCGAGGACGACGGGGAATATATTTACGCCTCTTTCATGCAGGATTATGGAATTGATCTTATTGAAGAACAGGGCCGTCTTCCGTGGAACCGTTTCATTGCATTGTTCCAGGGGCTTGGAGCAGATACAAAGATCAAAGAGGTTATGCGGTACCGGGGCATGGAAATCCCGAAGCCCAATAAGAGCAACCAGAAGGAAATTCAGGAGATTATGGAGCTGAAGACATATTACGCGCTTGGATACCAGGAAAACAACGGTGCTGAGGGGCTGGAGAAACTCTTTACGACTCTGGAGGGGATGGCTACATGAAAACAGAAAAGGTAAAGTGTCCATACTGCGGACACGAACAGAATATTTTGTATGATAAGGAGAATGCCAGATGCCAGGGGATTTTCCTGCGCTGCAAAGCAAGACATTGCAGGAAAGATTTTGAACTTAAAATAAATAAAGACAAGTAGTGCCGCTGTGCCGATGTCTGTCTGAAACAGATGAAGGCAGGTGGAATAAGTGGCCGGGAAAGATGGCGAAGTTGTATTTGAAATCCGGGGCGATGACAGCAAACTGGAACAGGACCTTGATGGTGCAGCAAAGAAAGTAGAACAGTCTGCTAAGAAGGGCGCGGACAAAACCCAGCAGGTCGAGGAACAAACGTCTGAAGCATTAAAGCAGTCTAAAGAAGATGTTACCGAACATCATAAGCAGCAGAACGATGAACGCGTAAAAGACGATGAAGAGACTGGAAAACAGCGGGAAGAGACTGAACGTTCTACTGGTGACAAGATAAAAAGCATAGCCGGCGGGACCGCAAAGGCTATCGGAGCCGGAATGCTGGCCGCGGGTGCGGCCGCTGTGTCCATTGGAACCATGGCGGTAAACAGTGCTACGCAAATGGATCAGGCCATGAATCAGTTTATTTCCAGTACGGGAAAGGGTACGGAAGAAACAGAACGGTATCAGAAGGTTCTTGAAGATATCTATACAAATAATTATGGCGAGGATTTTAACGACATAGCTGCGGGTATGGAGAGCGTTACAAAGTCACTCGGTGATATGTCGGATGATAAGCTTCAGGAGATCACGGAATCCGCCTTTGCATTGCGGGATACGTTCGGTTATGAAATCCCGGAATCCACACGGGCCGCCAAAGCCATGATGGATAATTTCGGTATTTCCGGCGAGGACGCCATGGGGCTGATTGCCGCCGGAGCGCAGAACGGCCTTGATTATTCTGGGGAGCTGATCGACAGTATCAATGAATACTCTGTTCAATTTGGGAAACTCGGATTCAGTGCAGACGATATGTTCAAGATATTCCAATCCGGTGCAGAATCGGGGGCGTGGAATCTTGATAAGATCGGTGACGCTGTGAAAGAGTTCTCGATCCGCGCAATAGACGGATCTGATTCCACGATTGAAGGATTTGAAAAGGTTGGGCTGAATGCGGATGAAATGGCGGCTAAGTTTGCCGCCGGTGGAGATACTGCAAAATCAGCATTTCAGGAAACCGTAAAAGCGCTGTCAGAAATGAAGGATCCACTGGAACAGAACATTGCCGGAACGGATCTGTTCGGAACCATGTGGGAAGACCTGGGGCCTGAAGCAACGGCTGCACTGGCAGATATTACGGACGGTGCTTATGATACAGCTGACGCCATGGGGAAGATTAAGGAAACGAAGTATGATGATATCGGTTCCATGTTTGAGGGACTGAAGCGCAGCCTGGAGATGCTGATTCTTCCCCTTGGTGAACAGTTAATTCCTTTACTTGATAATCTGATTCAAGCTGTATTACCGCTTCTCGAGGAAGCATTACCTCCTCTTGTCGATCTGATCGGGGCGGCGATCGAACAAGTGGTACCAGTGATAGAATCCATACTTCCCGTTTTACTTGATTTAATACAGTCACTTCTTCCCCCATTGTTAAGCCTGATAAGTTCGGTTCTTCCACCGCTGGCCTCAGTGATAAGTGCGCTTGTTCCAGTGTTCGGTACACTTTTGGAAGCATTAGCTCCACTGATTCAGGCATTTGTGGAGATGCTGGAGCCTATTCTCGTATTGATTGCGGAGGCAATGGGGCCACTTGTGGAGGCCATCGAGCCGCTTATACAGATCATTTCTGCGATTCTGATACCAGTTCTTAAGCTACTGATGGCGGCATTCGGGGAAGCTATGCAGGGAATCATTAAAGAAGTCACTCATCAAATTGAAAATATTACGAAAATTTTTGATAACCTCATAGAGTTTATTAAGAATGTATTCACGGGTAACTGGAAAGGCGCTTGGGAGAATGTGAAAAACATTTTCAAAACAGTAGCGGACTCTCTGGCCGGAATATGGAAAACTCCGATCAATGCGATTATTGACCTCATAAACGGATTCCTTGGCGGACTTAGTAAAATAAAAATACCTGACTGGGTTCCGGTGATCGGCGGGAAAGGCTTTGATATTCCCAAAATACCACGTCTCAAAACCGGAATTGACTTTGTGCCTGGGGATTATTTCCCAGCATTTTTAGATTACGGTGAAAGGGTACTGACGAGACAGGAGAATGTCAGGTACAACGCCATGGGAGGTATAGCCGGAATGGAGGCGGCACTGAGCCGGGGAAATTATAACCGGGATCAGAAGATTGTTCTTGGTAAAGGCTGTATTGTTGTACAGTCGAATATTGACGGAAAGATGGCCGCGAAATCCATGGCTCCTTATGTCGATACGGAACTGGGGAAAGTGGATGAAGTAGCAGAGAGGGATGCGCAATGAATGTGACAATAGGTGATAAGAAGACGTTTGACGACTGGGGACTGAAATTACAGTCCCTCGTCGTAGGATTGCCTGAAGCAAAAACGAATCCTGTCGATATCCCCGGAGCTGATGGCGTAATGGATCTGACACAGGCGCTTGGGCCTGTACGGTATAATAACCGGGAAATACAAATGATTTTTGATGTTATGGCGGCTCCGGAGCGGTGGCATAGCTTAACAAGCGAGATAGCGAACTACCTTCATGGTCAGCGGCTTAAGGTGATTCTGGACAGTGATCCGGATTATTACTTTATCGGCCGGCTGGCCCTGAATTCCGAGAAGAGCGATTTCTACATGAACCACATCACGATCACCGGAGACATGGAGCCATACAAATATGAAATGTATTCCGGTATCGATAAATGGAAGTGGGATTCTTTTAGTTTTAAAAACGGGATTATACGAAATTACAAAGATCTTGTTGTCGATGGGAACCGGACTGTACGTATAACAGGAAGGAAAAAGCAAATTGTTCCTACGTTCATCTGTTCGGCAGTTTTAGAGGTGGAGTGGCAGGGAATAAAATATCCGCTGCCTGCCGGAGAAACGAAGATATATGCAATAGCGATACCAGAAGGAGAGAATAAACTGATCTTCTATGGAAATGGAACAGTGAGCATTGATTATAGAGGAGGGATTCTTTAATGTACAGAGTAACCGTTATCACAGACGGTATAGAATACCCACTGCATGAGCCACGGGACAGTGATGGAGAGTTACAGCTGATTGATCCGGTGGTCACTCCGGAGATGGGGAAAAATGGCAGCTTTACTTTTCGAATATCTCCGCTGCATCCTAACAAGGATAAGATTCAGGCATTAAGAAGCGAGATTACAGTATACGATGATGAAGAAATCCTGTTCGCAGGGCGGCCGATCGGAGACGAGAGCGACTTCTATAACATAGGAAAAGCGACCTGTGAGGGGGAACTTGCCTATTTATTGGACAGCATTCAGCGTCCATATAAGTTTACCGGGAGCAGTGCGGCCTTCTTGCGGCAAGTGCTGGAGGTGCACAACAGCCAGGTGGAAGAACGGAAGCGTTTTGAAGTGGGGAATATCACTGTCGCCGATATAGCGCCGGAAATACAGAGGTCAAATACTTCATGCGCCAATTCTCTGGAGACCCTGAAAACACAGCTTGTGGCAGTTAATGGCGGATATCTCAGGGTACGCAGAGCCGGCGGGAAGAAATACCTGGATTATGTCAGCGATTACGGAGGGATAAACAGCCAGCCAATCCGGTTTGGGGAGAATCTGCTTGATCTGACCCGGTATGTAAAGCCCACATCAATCATTACGGCTCTCATTCCGTATGGGGCGACGCTTGAAAGTAACAACACAGAAGAGGAAGAGAAACCTATTGATATCACGACGGTAAATGACGGAAAGGATTATATATACGATCAGGATGCAGTGAATGCTTACGGCTGGATCTGGGGGACCCAGACGTTCGATGATCTAACAGATCCGGAGGCATTACTCAGCCGCGCGCGGGCTTACCTTACGGAGTGTGTAGCCTTGCCGGTTACATTGGAGCTCACGGCGGTTGACCTGGGGCTGATTGATGTTGATGTGCAGAAACTTAAAGTAGGATACTGGACGCAGGTAGAAAGCGTACCGCATAAGATCAGTCGGCGGTTCATGCTGTCGAAAAAAGCGATCCATCTGGACAATCCGGGGAAAGACGAAGTGATCCTTGGACAGACGCTTCCCAGCTTTACAGGGGCCGTGAGCAAGGGGCAGATGGAGATATCAGACCGTATCAAACGTGTGGCGGCCAGTGCAAGCCGCGAGATCAACAGGAAGGTAGAGAATGCCACTCAGCTTATTACAGGCGGCAAGGGCGGCTATGTAGTGCTTGATGTAGACGATCCGGACACAGGGAAGCGGTCCCTTCCGTGGCGCATTCTTATCATGGACACGCCGGACAAAGAGACAGCAACCAGTGTGATCCAGCTTAACAAGAACGGGATCGGCTTCAGCCGGACGGGGATCAATGGACCATATGACAATGCCTGGACCATAGATGGGAATCTGGTAGCTGATTTTATCACAACGGGAACTATGCTTGCCGACCGGATCCGCGGCGGTATCCTTGAGGTGGGCGGCGCTGGCCTGGCGCGAGATGGTAGTATCGCGGTCAAGAATGTACAAGGCGAGATAATCGGTACCTGGGATAAGACCGGGCTCCATGTGTTGTTAGGTGTAATTGAAGGCAGTACGATCAAAGGGTCTAAGATTATCGGCGGTTCCATAAATATCGGTGATGGCACTTTTGAGGTGGACAGCGACGGATCAGTGATTATCAATTCCGGCGAAATCAACATAGGAAACGTGATGATTACACAGAATTATACATGGCTGGGCGATTTTGGAATATCCAGTACAGGAGATGGTTTGTTTTATAGTCGTGATTCCGGACACTCAGTACAAATCTATTCTATATCTTACCCTGATATGAATGGCCCTGCAATCGTATTAACTAACGGAAATTATACAACACGTTTGGGATATGGAAGTCTTGATACTTATGATATTACATTACAGGCATTATATGATGAATACGGGCCATCATGGATAAGCGTATCAGATAATATTATTGAATTATGGAATCGCTTAATAGCACTTGAAAATTCAATTTAGAATTGAGGAGGGTTGAACTGATGAATAAAATAGAATATAATGTAGATAAAGGAGGTGATAAGTATGTTTATAAAACGACGGTTATTTCTTTTATCTATGTTATTTTCACTATTTTTTTCTATCAATATATATGCTATGCCAAAAAACTTAAATACTAAAGAACCTATTTCACCAACACCATTAAATGATAGCAGTTTTCAAGATGGTAATCGATGGACATGGGTGAATGATAATTTATGTGTACAGTTTCGGACTGGAGGTCCGGTTAATACCGCTATTACTAGGGAACAATTACAAAAAAGATACGATCTTGGCTTATTAAATCACTGGTACGAAGATGGGAAAATAAAAGAGCGTGAAACATATTCCGGTAAATGGTCACAGGACGAAGACGGTATATGGTCATTTGTATTTGATGATAACACAATTCCAGCTGAAATAACTAAGATTGACGATGTTTATTATGCTTTTAATAATTATGGAGAACTACGAGAGGGTGTAGTGTATTATGGAAAAGCGAAAACGCCCTATGATAACACTGGAACCCTGACAACCGGAGCCGACGGAGTAGTTAATTCAGACGATCCGGAGTTTCTGGCTTGGCTGGAAACGCAGTACGTACCGGCGTGCACGAGTCACGAATAAATAAGATACTGAACACAGAGCGAGGAATAACTTCCCCGCTCTTTTTGTATGCCTAAAAAGTGAGGTGATTATATGGCAGATATTAGCAAAGAAATACAGGCTTTTCAGGACGCGGAATATGGCGAGGAAGTCCGCGGGTCTATGATATCCCTGGCTGAGAAAGTTAATGACGAAGTTGTAAAAGGTACTGTTGATGCTAAAGCAGCGGCTCAAAATGCAAATAAGGCGGCAGCTGATGCAGATGCCATACGGCAGGATCTTCAGTACAAAAAGGAAACCGATTATTGGAGAGGAAGGCCAGGAGAAAGTGGAATCACTGCTTTAGCTTCTGGAATGTTTACACTGGCACTCGACCCGACGACGTATGACTTGTATGCATATTATCCGGATGCAGATAATCCCCCCGCATTTGAATATGAGAAAGCGACCGGAAACCTATACTATCTGATCGATGATTAAAAGTGAGGTGCAATATGATAGTAGCGAAGTTTACAAGCGGCTGCACAACAACGGCTCATGGATTAACTCAGTGGGATTACGGTCAGGAACTTGTACTTGAATGTGCAGGGCTGGAAATACCTGACGGCACAGAGATCAATTACTATCAGGGGAAATTGTCCAGTATAGCATACATGAAAAGCAATCATGTAATGATTCCCGATATAATGTTGCAAAGTGCTGACGACATAACCGCATATGTGTATATCCGATCTCCGGCCAGCGGTGAAACTGTTTTATCTGTCAAACTACCTGTACGGGAGCGGCCGCAACCTGATAATTATGTGCTTCCAGAGTATAAAGATTATACAAGGCTCCTTCCCCCAGGCGGGGACGCAGGTCAGGCACTTATAAAAGCGACGGATCAGGACTTTGATACACAATGGGTTGATGATGCAGGCATGGAGGAAATGACAGATGCCGAAATCGATGCAATGTTTTTAAATTAAGGAGGACCAAATGGGAAAATATTTTTCTTCTGAAAATGCTATAAGGTATTGGAATAATACAAAGAACTGGGTCATGGATCTTTTTGTGGCTAAGGTTGACGGGAAAGGACTGTCTACAGAGGATTATACTACTGCTGAGAAAAACAAGCTGGCTGATTTGCATAATACTACTGTAGATAGCGCGTTATCCAGCACATCAACAAATCCGGTACAGAATAAGGCAATCAATACAGCTTTAGCCGGTAAGGTACCGACAACTCGTAAGGTTAATAACAAGGCACTTTCCGCAGACATTAACCTTACGGCGGCTGATGTGGCAGCGATCCCGGCAGCACAGAAAGGCGCGGCCAGCGGAGTGGCGGAGCTTGACGCATCCGGGAAGGTTCCCGCAGCGCAGCTTCCCAGTTATGTAGACGATGTTTTAGAATATCCTGCAAAAAGTAACTTCCCAGCAACGGGAGAAACCGGAAAAATATATGTGTCTACGAACGATAATAAAACCTATCGTTGGAGCGGAAGCGCTTATGTCGAAATAAGTGCCAGTATTGCATTGGGAGAGACCGCCAGCACGGCTTATCCTGGCAATAAAGGAAAGATAGCTTACGATCACAGCCAGGCGGCACATGCTCCGGCAAATGCCGAACAGAATGTTCAGTCTGATTGGAGTGTGACAGATACATCATCTGATGCCTATATCAAAGGGAAACCGACCTCCATGCCTGCCAATGGTGGTAATGCGGCTACGGTTGGAGGACATACCGTAGGGATTGACGTTCCGGCAAATGCAATATTTACAGATACGAAACCCGTTGCCATGAAGGGCGCGACTGCTTCGGCAGCTGGTGCAGCTGGCTACGTTCCCACTCCGCCAGCTGGATCACAGACAAAGTTTTTGAGGGCTGACGGAACTTATCAAACACCTGCGAACACAACGTATTCTGCGTTTAAAGGAGCAACCGCCAGCGCTGCGGGTAGCTCCGGTTTGGTTCCGGCCCCTGCTGCTGGAAAGCAGGATAGTATATTATGTGCAGACGGAACGTGGGCGGAGCCTTTAACTGACGCTGAAATTGATGCTATATGTGTTGTGTAACGAGGTGAGGTCGCATGGGAAAATTTATTAGCAAAGCTAATTTAGAACGCATATGGAAAAAAACAAAGGCTTACACAGACAGAAAGTTCGATGATGTTAATCCTATAGGACTGTTTAATTTGCAGTATGATGCTGCAACTGGAAATCTGTACGCGGTTTATCCTGACGGATCACCGCCGCCTGCATTTGAATATGAAAAGGATACCGGGAACTTATACTATATAACGAGTGATTAAGGAGGACTTTATAAAATGGCAAGAATTTTAATTGGAAATATAAAACCAACTTTAGTAAACAATGCCCTTACTACACAGGCAGGATTGTACGCCTTAGACGCGGCCATGGGATATACGCTTGACGATAAAATAGGCAAGGTAAGTAGTGATTTAGCGGCGGAATATGCTCTTGCCGGTACTACTTTTGTTACTGATTTTAATAATGCCTCCATGCCGGGGCGCTATCGAGTCTATAACGCCTCAGGGACCGCTGCACATGGTCCATATGCTGGATCAGTTGGTGGTTATGTAGATATCCTTACAGATGGAGATACTGCTGTAACAGGAACTAAAGTATATCAAGAACTACACGATCACAACGGAGACACATATACGCGGATTAATATAGCAGGCACATCATATGGTGCGTGGGAGCACTATACACAAGACTCCGATTTGGGAGGCAATCTGCAGCTCCGTTCAAAATTGTACACCGGTTCCGCTGCATCAGGAATTGTCGTTACCAGCCGAAACAATCCCATATCACTGGAAAATGTCAGTGGACAAATTCTTGCTCATGTAGATAGCAACCAGATCGGGTATGTATCGACATGTCCAACCAACCCGGTCACTTTTACGGTCGCAAATGGCCGTGTAAAAATGTATGTCGATAATACATTCATGGGGTTTATTACCACCACTACCACTTAATATGATCATATTGCGGTCCACTGGCTCCATGCGTCAGTACCACGGTCATAGTACGTTTTATACATTTTGCCATTTGCGTCGATGGATATCCAAAATTGATTATTTTCTGACACGCGGCCGCCTATTTGGATACCTGCGGAAACACTTGTTAAATTCTGTTTATATGGTGTTCCCAGAGTGTTGGCTCCCCAAAGTGCAAAATGTATACCATTTGCCGCCTGCCATGATTTGGAGTCTGTAAGCACAGT